CCTTTTTTTCATACGTGATTTTGAATTCCTCCTTCGTTCTTCTGAACGATGTTGAGTTGATATTTACAAAGTCTCTGGATACGAAGGTCTTTCCCAAAGACTCTTCCAATCCAAAGCTCTTTGCAATCTTATTCCAAATCTCGTATGAATCTAAAGGTGCTCTAAATGCGCAATCGTCACCGTTGATCATAAGCTTGCAATCCCTCAAAAGGTACTCACGTCCTTCTGAGAGTTCGATAGCCCATCGACATACGGTTGCGTTTGCGATGCAGAGTACAGGGAACGACATGATAGATCCCATGAGCTGTCCTCGTTTTTGCTCAAGTTTCTCCTTTCCTACAGAGAATTCGTGTCGTGTTAGCGCCTCAACGAACAGTTGCTCCTCTATCTTCGATGTTTGAAGATGAAAGCAGATTCGTCGTGCGATCGCTTCAGAGACGAAGCTTTGTAGGTTATCAGTCGCGGCTTTGTAGTCCCCGGAGACGTAGACATGACCTAAAGGTAGTTTGATCCCCATAACGTCGAGCATATATTGCTCCGTTACGGGTGTTCCTATCAGTGTGAATGTCTTGTGCCTCCGGAGGACAGTGTGAATTTTCTTCCAGAGATTTCTTAATACCGTTTGTCGGTAGGGATTTCCCTTGGTGATTATTCTGATTTTTAAGGCCTCCGCAAGGGCCACTGGTTCTGCATCATTTGCAGTGTCAGCGGCTCGGCGGAGGACTTGGAACCAGAACTTAGAAAATTCGCGCTCTAGCTCTTCTGATTTAATTTCCGGAGAAGTCTTCTGTGCTCCAATTTCCTGCCTATAGTCTTCTGAATAAAGTTCTTCTTTCCTTTCCTCAATGCTAAGATACCCCCCTGCTCGTCGATGTTCCTTGAACCAATGTTGGAGCTTTTCATCCTCGAATATTGCTCCGATTGCACCTAGTCCGTTTCTTGACTTGATGTAGTTGGCGCTGGTACTCGGGAAGAATAGCTTCATTCTTTCTCCCATGTCGAATTTTTGACCTTGGAAGATTTCGTCTACAGTTCTTTCGAGCTGTTTGACGATTGTTGATTTCATTAGGAGCGTCTCGATTCGGGTCTTCTCAAACCGTTCTTCCTCTGTCCATGGGACGAGGAATTTTGG